TTAAAATCCAGATCTATACCTATATCACCTGACCGTTGTATTGTATCCAGTGCATCTATTGCCCTGTCTATATTAGCTATCATTGTTGATGGTTTCATATGTAGGCCTCCAGTAGGCGTAGTTATAAATACTATCAGGGTTATTTAGTACCTCGATTAGATCGTCATAAAACAGTAGTTGAGATATCTTTGTAAACCCATTCCAACATTCAGTATGCTCTACAAGATTAGGCATGTTAGTGGATGCAAACATCGCTGAGTTATCATGAGGGTCTTTCCATTTATTTGGCATGGTTGTTACTCCAAGTAAGCGGGCCATCCGTGGCCCTGTTAGATTAGTGTGCAATCTGTTGAGTGAATATTTCAATCATACTGCGCAGTAACTCCCTGCTAGCGTTGGAGTCCTTCACTGGGGCATTACCTTCGACGTAGGTCTGTAAGTCGCGTATCTTCTTACATATCTTGGCGTTGATCACGTTGGCATCATCGACCACCTTATCACCAGTCTTAGGTGTCTGAGGCGCTTTGGTGGTAGCCTTGGACTGGCTAGCCCTGTAATCATCATCCAACCGCAACCGCATGGCTTTCTTGTCATCGGTGATCTTCTTATTTAGATCAGTCCTTAGCTTGTTCTTCTTAGCTATCTGATCTTCACTTAGCGCCTTGTTGGGTGTGGCGTATAGCTTAGGTGCCCATGCTCCAAACCCCTTGCGCCGTGCCGCGAATAGCGCCTCTCTTAACTCTGGGGTGGCTGTCGATCCTTCGGCGTTAACTGGCAACCAGTCCGTCCAGAACATCTTATCCGACACACATTGATCATATGCCGCCTGTGCCGCCTTGCGTGCGCTCTCTTCACCTTTGGTAGCCGTGGCAAACAATGTAGCGGCCTTCGGAGTGAATCGTGTTAGTGCTTTAGCTTCGTTAATGTTTTCCATGATGTATTACCTATATAGTCTAGGTTTTAAAGTGGGCACCTAGTAAGCCTTGGTGTATCAAGATCGCTGTCTTGATGTGCACATAGTAACAAGTTTGTGTAAGAATACAATAGATGTACTATAGATGTATACATATGTATACAATAGGGTACAGATAGCCAGCCAATAGCACGTTTCCCCAGATCGCAAGGGGTACAGGGGGGGTATACACCCCTACAGCAGGACGGAGTCCCACCGCTCTATATATTACTAATTTACACGAATTATTCGTATTTTTCTGAGTTCGGTACCCCCACCCCCCTTCTTGAGGCCGTTCCCCCCGCCTTGTTTTAGAAAGACTAGTAAAAAAAATTTTATTATGGTACAAATGCACCTCCGGTGAATAACCTGCGACTATAATATGACGATTAAAATCGAACCAGAGATTGGGGTTCCGCTATTTGATGACGATCCTGCGGTGGACTTGACTGTCCGTGCGCAAGCAGCAAGAACAACAGCCTTAGAGCTAGCAGAACACGGGTTAGAATTGAAGCCCAATAAAGAAGATGAAGACGTGGCCGCTAAAATTGCCTTAGCGTACGCTGACGACCCCGAAAAAACATCCCAAAAAGCCACACCCAAGCGAATGTCTACCCTAACACCCGCCTCTTTGGTGCTAACAGGGAACATCCTCACAGAATTTGGTGCCTCAGTAGTCGAGTCTGCTGTGACAGTACGGCACTTAGTGACCAATAAGCTGATCTTAGAGACAGAGAACCCCGATCCACGCGTTCGTATCCGAGCGTTGGAGCTACTAGGTAAGATTTCAGACGTAGGGTTGTTCTCTGAGAAGTCTGAAGTGACTGTTACACACCAGTCAACGGATGATCTGAAGGCAAAACTGCGTAGGAAGCTAGAGAAGCTAGTGAATCCTGTCGAGGAGATAGTTCTGGACGGGGAGATTATAGACTTAGACGTTGAATTGGGGATATCTGCGAGTGAGTAGTGTAGCTACGGACTTTACGCAGGACGAAATCCAACATATGTTGGACAATATAGACAGTTTTAGCCCCGACGAAGTGGTAGAGATAGAAAGACTCGTAGATGAGCTAGATATTAGGCGCAAAAACAAGCTAGCGTACGATGATCTGATAGAATTTTGCAAAGCTATGATGCCTGACTTCATTGTAGGTAAGCATCACCGCATTCTAGCCAACCTTTTGATGGAGGTTGAGCTTGGAGACAAGGATAGAGCTTGTGTAAACATCCCACCTAGGCATGGTAAGTCCCAATTAGTGTCTATTTTCTATCCCGCGTGGTATTTAGGGCGTAACCCCACCAAAAAAGTGATGATGGTGTCGCACACAACCGATCTTGCCGTAGATTTTGGTCGTAAAGTGCGTAATATCATCGCTAGTGAGGCTTATAGGAGTATATTTCCTACGGTAAAGCTAGCCAGTGACTCTAAATCAGCAGGTCGATGGAGTACTAACACAGGTGGAGAGTACTACGCTTGTGGTGTTGGCTCCGCACTAGCAGGTCGTGGTGCCCACTTGTTACTCGTAGATGACCCACATTCTGAGCAAGACGTTATTAATGGTAACTTCTCTGTGTTTGAGAAAGCCTACGAATGGTTCACATTCGGTGCTCGTACTCGACTAATGCCGGGGGGTAGTATAGCTATTATCCAGACTCGGTGGCATATGGACGACCTGACAGGCCGTGTAGTCAAGGATATGGCTAATAACGAGCGAGCAGACCAGTATGAAGTTATAGAATTTCCTGCTATCCTGCATGTGGACGACCCAGATACAGGCAAGCCTGTAGATAAACCCCTGTGGCCTGAGTTTTTTGATATAGAAGCCTTGTTACGTACTAAAGCGTCTATGCCCGTGTTTCAGTGGAACGCACAGTACCAACAGCAACCAACTGCTGAAGAAGCTGCTATAGTTAAACGTGAGTGGTGGAACGAGTGGGAGAAGGACGATCCTCCTTCTTGTGAGTATGTAATAATGTCCTTGGACTCCGCAGCAGAAAAGCACAACCGCGCTGACTATACAGCACTGACTACATGGGGTGTGTTTCTTAATGAGGAGACTTCAGCGTATAATATTATTTTACTTAATAGTATTAAGGAGAGATTAGAGTTTCCAGAGCTTAAAGAGCTAGCTATGGAGCAGTACACAGATTGGGAACCAGACGCGTTTATTGTGGAGAAGAAGAGTTCCGGTGTTGCATTATACCAAGAAATGCGACGAATGGGCCTACTTGTACAAGAATATACCCCTCATAGAGGTTCTGGTGATAAACTAGCGCGATTAAACTCTGTATCTGATATTGTAGCATCTGGATTGTGTTGGGTTCCACAAACTCGTTGGGCAGAGGAAGTCGTTGAAGAGATCGCTGGCTTCCCGTTTATGAGTAACGATGACTTGGTGGATTCTACGGTTATGGCACTTATGCGGTTCCGACAAGGTGGCTTTATACGCCTACCTTCCGATGAGCCAGAAGAGATTAAATACTTTAAACAACGCGGTAGCGGGTTTTATTAAGAGGTTAGATCATGGCAATTGAGAAAGGTATATACGCTGCCCCCAAGGGTATAGAAGAAGACATAGAAGAAGGTATGGAAGGTGAGTTAGTCGAGCAAGAGTTGCAAATCGACATCGTTGACCCTGAAATGGTAACTTTGTCTGATGGTAGCGTGGAGATAACGATCATACCTGACGCTCTTGGAGCTGATTTAATGGAGTTTGACGCTAATTTAGTAGAAGTATTAGATGAATCACTCATAAACGAGTTAGCAGGTGATCTGTTAGAGATGGTGGATTCTGACGTAGATAGCCGAAAAGAGTGGGCTGACACGTACGTTAAGGGTCTAGATATCCTAGGATTCAAGTACGAAGAGCGTACTACTCCTTGGGAAGGCGCTTGTGGCGTTAATTCTACAGTGCTAGCAGAAGCAGCTATTCGTTTCCAAGCGGAGACCATGAGTGAGACGTTCCCCGCAGCAGGGCCAGTTAAGGTCAAGATATTAGGTCAAGAGACCAAAGAGAAAGAAGAAGCGGCTGAACGCGTAAGAGCCGACATGAACTACGAACTAACCGAGAACATGGTTGAGTATCGCCCAGAACACGAGCGTATGCTGTATAGCCTAGGACTCGCAGGATCAGCGTTTAAGAAGGTTTATTTTGATCCTAACATAGGTAGGCAAACAGCTATCTATATCCCAGCAGAAGACGTTATTGTGCCTTATGGGTGTTCTAACATTGAGTCCGCAGAACGCGTCACTCATGTCATGCGTAAGACTAAGAACGACATTGCAAAACTACAGGTAAGTGGTTTTTATTCCGGTATTGAACTGGGCGACCCTGTAGCATTCCACACTGATATTGAGAAACGTAAAGCCGAAGAAGGTGGTTATTCAATCACTGACGATGAGCGATATACTATATATGAGATCCATGCCGACCTTATAATAGAAGGTGTTGATGACGAAGATGGTATCGCTAGACCTTATATAGTAACTATTGAGCGTGGAACCGAAGAAGTACTCGCTATACGTAGGAACTGGGACGAGGAAGATAAGCTAACATTGAAGCGTCAACACTTCGTACATTACGTATACGTGCCCGGATTTGGCTTCTACGGCCTTGGACTGATCCACATCATTGGTGGTTATGCTAGAGCAGGAACATCCATCATACGGCAGCTAGTGGACGCGGGTACCCTATCTAATCTTCCGGGGGGTCTAAAGGCTCGCGGGCTACGGATTAAAGGGGATGACACCCCCATAGAACCGGGCGAATGGAAGGATGTAGATGTACCATCAGGTAGCATTAGAGAGAACATAATGCCCCTTCCTTATAAGGAGCCTAGCCAAACCCTGCTAGCGTTGCTTAATCAGATTACTACTGAAGGCCGTCGTTTAGGTGCTATTGCCGATATGGATGTATCTGACATGTCAGCTAATGCCCCTGTAGGCACCACCCTAGCATTACTAGAGCGTACGTTGAAACCTATGGCTGCGGTAATGGCCCGTGTTCACTATGCTATGAAGTTAGAGTTTAAGATGCTCAAGGCTATCATGGCCGAGGAAGCCCCTGAAGAGTACGCTTATCAGCCTAATAGAGGGGAAGTATCAGCACGGCAGTCAGACTATGCTATGGTCGATGTAATCCCTGTAAGCGACCCTAACAGCGCGACAATGGCTCAACGAGTAGTACAGTATCAAGCAGTGCTACAGATGTCACAACAGGCACCACAGATATACAACCTACCTCAATTACATAGACAGATGATTGAAGTGCTCGGCGTTAAAAACGCTGACAAACTAGTACCTACGGAAGATGATGTGAATCCTACAGATCCCGTAAGCGAAAACATGAACGCGCTAACTGGCACCCCCATAAAAGCGTTTATCTATCAAGATCACGAAGCTCATATCGCGGCTCACCAGTCGTTTATGAAAGATCCTATGATTGCTCAATCTATTGGGCAGAACCCGCAGGCTCAACAGATCATGGCAGCTCTCAACGCCCACATCGCAGAGCACCTTGGGTTCAGATACCGCAAGCAGATGGAAGAGAAGCTGGGTGTTACTTTACCTGCACCTAATGAGAAGCTGTCGGAAGAGATCGAAGTGCAGTTGGCTCGACTCGTAGCCGAAGGTGGCAAGCAGCTCACAGCACAGCATGAGCAAGAAGCGGCCCAGAAACAAGCGCAGCAGCAACAACAAGACCCTGTATTCCAGTTACAGCAAGCGGAACTACAGGTTAAGCAAGGAGACATGCAGCGTAAGACCCAGAAAGATCAGTCAGATGCGCAGCTCAAACAAGCAGAACTTCAGCGAAAGACCCAGAAAGACCAAGCTGATGCGGCAATAGACATGCAACAAATTGAGATAGAGAAGCAAGCGTTGCAGATAGACGCCCAGAAAGCGGGTGCAAAACTAGCGGCTGATAGAAGAACAGCCAGCACTAAACTCGACCTTGACTTAATGAAAACTAAAAGCGAGGCTGCAAATAAACCCAAGGAATAGATATGGCTAATACCGTCTTTGACGTGCTAACAAAACAAATCGAGGATGCTACATCCTCCGCACAAGAGTTTCTTGAGAATGGTTCCGCTACAGATTATGCGAACTACCGAGAAGTAGTTGGTTTGATACGAGGTCTTCAAACTAGCTTATCTTACGTAAAAGACCTTTCGCGCAATTATATGGACGATGACAATGACTGATTTAACACCAGCCCCTGAAGTAACTGAAGAAGAGTTAGAACATCAAATTCCTACTCCCGTAGGATATCGAGTCTTAGTAGCCATGCCCGAAGTAGAAGATACCTACGGTGATAGTGGCATTATTAAGTCTAGTAAAGAAATACACCACGACTACATTATGTCAACTATTGGCGTAGTACTAGATATGGGTGCACAGGCGTATTCTGACAAAGAACGATTTACAACTGGCCCTTGGTGTAAAGTAGGAGATTATGTAATGTTCCGTGCCAATACAGGTACGCGGTTTAAAGTAGGTGGTGTTGAGTATCGTTTAATGAACGATGATTCAATTGAAGCGGTAGTTAACGATCCTCGTGGCGTTACACGAGTGTAAAGGAGTTAGTGATGGGATTTCAAAAAGTAGAGTTTTCATTTCCTGATGAAGAAAAAGACGATAAAGGCGGAGATATAGAAATAGAATCTTCCGGTGCTATCGAAATTGATCTGTCGGGAGAAGAAAAACCAGTTAAAGAAAAAAAAGTCAGTCAAGAGCAAGACGACGAAATTGATATTGAAGTCGTAGATGATACGCCAAAGGCAGATAGAAACCGTAAGGCTTCTAAACCGCCGGAAGACATTACGGATGAGGAGTTAGAAGACTACTCTGACAAAGTACGTAAGCGTATTCAGCACTTTAGCAAAGGTTACCATGATGAACGCCGCGCAAAAGAAGCCTCACAGCGCGAACGTCAGGAACTAGAAAGTTACGCTAAAACTCTTGTTGATGAGAACAACAAATTAAAAGGTAGTGTAGAGAAGAATCAAACAGCTCTACTAGAGCAGGCTAAGAAAAACTCAGCTATCGAGATCCTTTCTGCTAAACGCGCATATAAGAGAGCGTATGAAGCCGGAGACTCAGACAAACTACTGGATGCTCAAGAAAAACTAACGAACGCTAAGATAAAGGCAGATAAATTAGCCGATTTCAAAGCAGAGCCTTTACAAGAAGCAGAAGTTCCTGTACAAATACCTCAACAACAGTCTCAACCTGTAGTCGATACCAAAGCGTCCGAGTGGGCATCAGAAAATTCTTGGTTCGGTGATGATGATGAGATGACAGCTTATGCTATGGGTGTACACAGTAAGCTTGTTAAGCAAGGTGTGGATACCGAAAGCGATGAATACTACGAGAATATTAATGCTCGTATGCGGAAAACCTTCCCCGAAGAGTTTGGGGAAAATGAAGAAGAGCCAGAGGATAGGACAAGTAAACGGAAGTCAAATGTGGTTGCCCCCGCTACGCGGAGCACAGCACCCAAAAAGGTGCGATTAACGCAAACACAGGTAGCTATCGCTAAGAAACTTGGAGTAC